AACGGCGGTATTGCCACCCCTGACGTAATAGCGGTAATCCTAAGCGCCCGAACAGAGAGCGCGCAGGATCATATCGCAGTGTTGGGGCTAACTCTGCGAGAGATTGTAAGGCTGTGATAAGCTCGAAAAAAAGAAATTTAACTATAAACCGGAGGTAAACCCATGAGCGTAAGTATTAAAAATGTAATTTCTGTCACCTTGCTCCAAGGCGGCTCACTGGCGATGGCAGACAATCCGAACGTTGTCGCAATGATTACCAGCGAGCAACAGGGGCCTATTTCGTCCGCCAGCCGGTACCGTATTTATTCCGAGGCGGCAAGCGTGGCGACTGATTTTGGAACAGCAAGTCAAGCATATGATTTCGCTCTGTCGTTTTTTGCCACCCAACCCAACGCAACCAACGCAGGCGGATTCCTGGTTATCGGATTCTGGCGCGGCGCTGATGAGGACGTGGCAGCAACCGCAGCAAGCTTAAATGGCGCTCAGTTGTCCGAGGCGACCGTGGTGAGCGCACTGCAGCAGGTAGCAGACGGGGCGTTTGATGTTGACATTGACGGCGTAACCGAAAACCTGACGGCCCTGGACTTCCAGGCGACTACTACGCTGGATGAGATTGCGGTCGTTATCGACACGGCATTGACCGGCGGAACGGCAGCGGTAGTCGATCAGCGCATTGTCATCACCAGCTCGACCACAGGAGCGACAAGCCTGATTACTTTCGCCACCGATCCCGGAACCGGCACTTTCATCGGCCAGACTTTGGCACTAACTAGCGGCTCGGGCGGCTTCCTTACTCAGGGTGCTGCTCTTGCAACGCTGGTGGCAGAAACCAAGCTTGCGGGTATCGCAGAGCTTCGCAGCCAGGTTAAATTCCGGGGAGCGATGTTCATCGACAACCCGACGGACGAAGAGTCTAAGACCCTTGCAGAATGGGGACAGGCTAACGACGTGCTTCAGTATGACGTTTTCGAAAGTCCGACCAACTTGCTTGTTGATCCAACCAACGTGGTCTGGGATATCAAGCTGTCGAGCCTGACCAACTACCGGATGCTGTACAGTAAAGCAGGAAATCGCAAATTGGCGGCGTCATACATGGCGCGGGTTCATACCGTTAATTTCGGCGCTGAGAATTCCGCTCTGACCATGCACCTCAAGGAGCTGTCGGTGGCGGCGGAAGAATACAGCCAGACCGAAGTCAACAACGCAAAGATGGTCGGACTTGATTTGTACACCACGATCAAGCTGACCCCTGTCATTCTGACCAGCGGGGCGAACGTTTTCACTGATGAGCGCTATAATCTCATTGCCCTGGTTGATTTTATCCAAGTCGATATGTACAACCTGCTCAAGCTGACAGGCACCAAAATCCCGCAAACCAGGCGCGGCGTCAACCAGCTTATCGACCAGGCTGAGAAAACAACCCGGCAGTTTGTCCGGGCAGGAGTTGCAGCACCAGGCACGTGGTCGAGCCCGGACTACTTCGGCAACCGCGAGACGTTCGAGCAGAGCATTATAAACAACGGTTTTTACTGGCTGGCTGGATCCTTGGCGGCACAGGCGCAGAACTCACGCGAGGCCAGAGAGAGTCCAGTTTTGCAGGGAGCTGTAAAAATGGCGGGCGCTGTTCACTCGGTCGATCTTATCGTTGTCGTTAATAGATAATTTGCAACACATAAACAGGAGATAAAACCATGGCAGGCATCGCATTAGCAGCAGACAGCACAACGGTCGTTCTCAACGGCACGGCCATTGTCGATCTGGCAGAGGGGGATTACATAGTCCTTACTCCGGCCAACCCGGCCACGTCGCATATCAATAGCACCAACGGCGGGGTAAATATTAATGAGCGGTCAGATAGAGGTGTGTATGACCTGACCCTGAGGGCTCAAAAATATAGTGAATCAGACGGTTTTCTAAACAACCTGCTCCGGCAATCACCGCCGGTCGTCGTGAATGGCAGCGTAAAAGAAAATTTTAACCGTGACGGCACCGACGGCGTCGAGTCTTGGATTCTTGAGAACGGCAGCGTAACGACTCAGCCGACCAGCACAAAATCCGGCACCGATGGGAACGCTGTGCAGGAATATGTGCTCCGTTTCCGCAACGCATCTCGCAACCTATAAGGTGACAATATGACCGAAGAACCACAATCAGAAAGAACGCAAGCACTGGCGATGATGAAGGCCGTCCACGATGATCAGTCGGCAACGCTACCGAGCGGGCGCGAGTACACGCTGACTAAAATGACGCATAAGCAGCGGCGTCGTGTCTTCGCGTTCTTCACCAAAAAGCAGCGTGAGATCCATACTGGCGACTTTTCCTTTCTCGACTCGGCGGAGTTCGAGCCGGTGGAAAAAGTCATCATGGATACGGTGCTGTTTGAGGGTGCGCAGATCAGCAAGATTCCGAACATTTGGGACGAGCAGCCAGAGGACTACGTTATTTTTATCACCACCATGCTTGGCGCGATTTCATACCCGTTTTTGGGCGGAGGCAGTGGCGGCTAACGGTCCCAGCGCCCCTGTCTGAACCGAGCCTTATTGCATACAGCAATTTGTCGAATGAATCAATGATTGAGCATGCCTTGGTTCGATATGGCTACGGGACCCTGATCCAGGTAAGGAAGATGGACACGCAAGACTTCCTTGACGCAGTTGAGTATCAAGAAATTACATCCGCGATTGAACAATATCGAATGGAACAAGCGCAGAGGGAGCGATAATGGCTGAAGTTACAGAAAATAGATTCTATGTTTACAGGCACACGTTCCCCGACGGCTCGATCTATATTGGTAAGGGACGTGGGACGCGAATCTATACTTACGGTAAAAACAAAAGAGGCCCGCTGTGGACAAGGACTGCGGAAAAGTACGGAAGACCGAAAACTGAATTTATGATAAAAAACATATCGGAAGACCTTGCCTATTTCATAGAGGAAGAGGCTGTCGAGGCTTACAAGGGAAGAGGGTACAAAATGCGGAACCTCGCCCCTGGTGGGAGAGGTCCACAAAGTGGAATGATCGGAGAGTTGTCGCCAAACTTTGGCCGGAAACATACGCCAGAGTGGTCTGCGATAATGTCAAAGAGAAATTCGGGGGAAGCAAACCCACACTTTGGAATGCACCACTCAGCAAAGGCTAAAAAAATAATATCTGAGACAGTTAAAAGAACATGGTCAAATAACTATGAAAAGTTGCGAGCAATTAACCTCGGGCGAAAACACACCAAAGAGCACAACGAGAAAATAGGCGCAGCTTCCGCGGCAATGTCAAAAGAGTCTAGGGATATAATAAAGAAAAAGAACACAGGGAAGAAGAGAAGCCCTGAGCATATTGAGAACTATAAAGCTGGCGCCAAAAAGCGAGCGCTCACACCCATGCCTGAATCCACAAAGAAAAAGATGTCCGATAACCAATGGCGGAAGGATAAAAAAGAGCACAAATTCTTAGGTCCAGATGGTCAAATTTACATTGGTACGAGGTCAGATTTTAGTAAAGAGTTTGGATTTAGTGTTAATGACTTTTTCAGAAAAGACAAAAAGAAGAGGCCGCACATTAAGGGGTGGAAGCTAGACGGGGGGTACTTGTAATGGCCCAAGTTGTGTCAGAATTGATCACAAAATTTTCGTTCCAAGGATCCACCAAACCTCTCATAGACTATAACTCTAGCCTCGGCAGAAGCATCAAACTTCTCGGCGCGATGGGCGCAGCATTCGGCGCCGCCACCTTTGCGGTCGCTAAGTGGGCGTCTGGGGTTAGTCAGTCCCTTCAACCTCTGTTCGATCTCAGCGAACAGACAGGCGTGGCTGTCGCGTCAATTCAGGAGTTATCCTTCGTAGCAGAGCAGTCCGGGTCATCCGCCCAAGCGCTGGAATCGTCCCTTAGCGGGCTAGGCGCAAAGATAGGCGAAGCAGCACAGAAGGGCAGTGAGGAATTTTCCCGGCTCGGTATTAGCGTTCGCAATGCAAATGGCGACGTAAAAAGCACTGATACAATCCTTGGTGAATTGGGGAGCAGCTTTAAGCGGCTCGGCCTATCAATGAGTGAGCAACAGGGCTATGCCGAGGCGCTCGGTATTGATCCCAGCCTGATTTCCATGCTCAGCCAGACCAGCGCGGAGACAGAGAAGCTCAAGCAGCGCGCTCGTGACCTGGGTATCACGCTATCCCCAGAAGATATAAAAGGGCTGAAAGAATATAACGAATCCATCTCCGAGATGAATTCTGCAATGAGCGGACTTAAAAACCTAATTGCCGTTGCTATTGTGCCGGAGCTTGAAGACCTGGCTGAAGGATTCAGCGATTTGCTCGCCAAAAACAACGAGTGGATTGTTGATGGCGTGAAGGCAACTGTAGAGTTTGTCGTCGACTTGGTTGACGCGCTCAAAAGACTGGCACCATTTATCCTGGCTGCTGGCGCGGCGTTTGCGATTGCAACCATTGGAACCTCTGGATTTGCCGCAGCGCTTGGTTTTGTACTTTCTCCTGCCGTGTTAATTGCCGCCGGGATTTTAGCTATCGCACTCGTTCTGGATGATCTGATCGTAGCTTTCCGGGGCGGCGATTCGGTTATTGCGGACTTTTTCGAGGAGTTCTTCGGATGGGATATACAGCCGGTTCTGAAAATGATAGTGGAAGGATTTAAAGAAGCATTTAAAGTCGTATCAAATTTAGTTATTGGATTGTTTGACGGAATTGTAAAAATATTCAAAGGCATAGGGGATATATTATCAGGCAATTTCAGCGAAGGCTTTGAGAAAATTGGCGAAGGCTTCATGGAAATAATCGACTCGTGGGTTGAAGCATTCAGAAGCGTATTTGGTGAGGCTTTTAATTGGCTGAAGCAAAAGGCTCTGGACATCCTGCCAGACTGGGCCGTGAAACTTATCGGCGGAGCCGGGGATGCGGCGTCGGGTATGGCAAATATAGCCGGTGACGTGGCATCGGGCGCTGCAAATATAGCCGGTGACGTGGCATCGGGCGCTGCAAATATAGCCGGTGACGTGGGCAACTGGGTCGGAGATGCGGGCAACTGGGTCGGTGGGGTTTTCGGCGGCGAAGACATGATACCAAAGTCACAGGCCATGCAGCCGGGCGGGACTGTAACAAACATAGGCGGAGCATCGAGCAGTATCGAGCAGAACGTCAATATGGAGATCCGCACGTCCGATCCGGAGAGAGCAGGAAGGGCCGCGGCTGACAACCTACAACGCCAGATGGATGATGCACATACCCAAACTCTACGCAGGAGCCACTAATGGCGACGGTTACGGACTACGCAAAAAACAACTTTAAGACCGGAGGAATCCGGGACTATATCAACGGTCAGTATGAGCACGACGGCAAGGACGGCGAAGAGGTCGGCATTGGCGGCTTTACGGCCTTTGCGCAGATAAGCGAAAAATTCAAGCGCAGCGCATCCGTCCCGGTCACGTATCTTGAGGATGGCAGCCACGTCAATGACCACATCATTCGCGAGCCTATCACCCTCAGCATCGAGGGGAACGTCTCGGATCTTTTTGTTCTCCCGAGTGAGCCAGTTGCGATATTGCAGGAACATCAAGCGCAGATCGGAAACATCACGCAGTATGCACCCGCCAGAACACAGGCGCAGCTAAGCAGAGTTTCAGGGCTGGTCAATGACTTCACGAGCGCAATGGATAAAGCCGATGCTCTAATCTCAGCGGCACAGGGGGCGGCAAAGTACCTCGGCAATCAAGATACAGAAACGACAAGCAATATCGAGAGTTTTCTTGCCGCAATGAAGGGATTGCAGGCATCTGACAAGAGAATAAAAATCAGCTCCTCTTTGGGGTCTTTTGCAAATATGTATATCACATCTCTTGAAGTCACTCGCGACAATCAAAACCGAGCAATTAACTTTACCCTCGAAGCGCAAGAGATCAGAACTGCTGATACCTTTTCAATGGCAACCAGCGCCGCTCAGAACGCAGCCATTGCCACGGCTGGGCAGACAGGC